CAGCTTCAAACAACGAAGCGCCTTACGTGTCCCATCCCTGGAATGTACTCTTTGTGCATGCGTGGAATCTCAACTCCTGCAAACCCCTCTGGTGCGTATTTCTCCCTTAGGATCCTTGCGACTTTCTCAAGAATGTCACTCGTCATACCTTGATCTTCATACAATGCCTGAGCACGGAATGCTGAGATGATCGGTTCCACTTGTGGAAGTTCCGGTAAGCACAGTAGTAGCACACATCGGAATCGGTCTCGAATGTGATCCGTCCCTCGAACACTTCGTTGCAAGTAGAAAATGTCAAATACATCTCTTGAGCTTACAACTTTCGCTGTGTTGAAGGGCCAGTCAAACTCGTTCGCGTATACGTTCATCGCATCGATCGGAAATTTGTTGTCTGTCCCTGCTAGGTCATCGTCTCCTTGTCCAACTAACATAACACAGTTAGCGCTTGGTTGAGTGCTTCTAATGTGATTCAATTCATCAACGGTCTTCACAATGATCGTTTGTGGCATGGTCAGCAATAGAAGCGTTATCTTCCGAAGTCTTGAGCACATTGTTCCAATTAACTGAGTCCAAGGGTGTCCTGATGGAATACCGGTGTTAACGATGACAATGCGTTGATAAGGGTCAACAATGCGTTTGCAAATAAAAGTCTCCCGTGAAATTTCGAATGCTAGTAGCGATTCAATATTTGGAAATATCGTTCGTCGTTCAAAGATCTCAAATGCTGCACGAATTTCATACTCCTTCGTGGATGCGTCTTGATTAGCCCAATCTCCTGTTTCCATGAAAGCGAAATGCTCGTGCATACGAGAAATCAGTTTTGGAACCTCAGTTCTTGGATCGTCTCCTATTGTGTAGAAGTCGTCTAGTTCGATGAAACGGTCAGTCCATGGTTGACTTGAGAGAGCACCGGCTAATAACATGTGAAACGTAATCCCCCATACAGGTCTCACTTTCAGCTTATCGACGAATCTCACTAATTGAGTTCGAGTGTGAGCAATGTAAGGTGGGGCGTTCTTCACAACATCTGCTTCTGTTGTTATGCCGTCCTTGAGATCTCCAATCATGCGTCGTACAATTGCAATTGCCTTCATGTGGTTTTCACCTCGGTGGAGTCCCTTCTTCCCAATGTATCCATATCCTGCTGCTGTAGCTGAATCAAATTTAACTTGATCTATTTCAGTTCTAGCGTCTAACGATGTGACTTTTGGTATAGTGGAGAACTCAGCCTTGACGATTTCAGTTGCTTGAGCGTATGCTTCAATCATTCTTTGCTTTTCAGGGCACTGTATGTCATCAAGTTCATTAACAGATCGGTAGTATTGACTGATTCCGTTCATGTTGAGTTCTTTATCATAATAAGATCGAGTGAACTCATTTAGTGGTTCTTCAAACGTCGGGTCTATCCGTAGGACTTCGTCAACACAATGTTGGTCATATAGAAAGATATGCTCTACTCGATCTGTTCTGTGATGTGATATGTCTTCAGTTATTCTGACACGATCACTCATCCCTGCTGTTAACCCTGACTTAGTTATAATACTAGTAGTGAACATTAATGATTTAAAATCGGCATATTCGTGTTAACAAAC